AGACAGCCTTCTGGTACCTGTCCTGGTACGAGGGGTCAACCAAGAAGTGGAAGTCGGTTGGCCGGGTTGCCCTGAGCCAAGCCATCGCCGCCGCCGAAGCCAAGGAGTTCCACTTGGCTGGTATCGCACGCGGTATCCCGACGCCCGACCCGACCGAACAGAACGGTCGGTTGACCATCGGTGCCGCGATGGAAGCCAGACGCACCGAGATCAAGCTAACCTTCCACAAGGACACGTTGGTCAGCCACAACGATGCCTTCGCGGTGTTCACGAAGTGGAACGCCAATGGTGGGCCGCATCGCCAGTACGTGGACCAAATTACCCGGCAAGACCTCCTCACCTTCAAGAAGCACATCATTGATACGGACCGCGACGAGTCTACCGCTGGCAGCAAGATGATGCGCATCAACGCCATGATTAAAGACGCGCTGAAGCTCGATCACGGCAAGGGTCCGGTCACCGTGAAGGACGCCCGCGTGAAGGAAGACCCGGTCGAAATCTACGAGCAGGACGAATTGGACAAGTTCTTCGCCGCGTGCAATTTCTTCCAGAAGGTTCTGTTCAAGACCTACGAGAAGACCGGGTTCCGGATGCAGGAAGTGATGTTCCTGGAGTGGAAGGACATCAACTTCAAAGATCGGCGGATCACGGTACGTGGCAAGAAGCTCACGCTGAACGGCAAGCAGTACGAGTTTGAAGTGAAGGCTGAGTCCGCCCGCACCATCGCGGTGCCAGCCGAGTTGATCGCGTTGTTAGAGCAGTGGAAGGCAGCCAGCAAGTCAAGCCTGATCTTCCCGACGAAGTTCGGTCAGCCCAACGACAAGATGCTTCAGGCTTGCAAACGCATCGCGGCCCGCGCTGGACTATCCGAGGAGTCCTTCTACCTCCACAAGTTCCGCGCCACCTACGCCACGCGTCTACTCCGCAAGGGGATTGACCCGGAGACGGTTCGGTTCCTGCTCGGACACAAGCCGGGCAGCGACTCCATCTTCCGGTACCTTGCTCCTCTACGCAACGACCAACTCCACGACAAGCTGGAGACGGCTCTGACGGATGTCGTGGTCTAATCCACCCTCCCAAATTGTTGCCATAAATCACCCGGCTTCCGAGCCGGGTTTCTTTTTGCCCGGTATTGGATTGCTATGGCTGAGAACACAGCATACTTCGACTCCATCACCGCCACCCGGTCTATGCGCCTCTCCGAAGAGGACGCACTCGCGGGCAACACCATGCTATCGCTGGAGACCACGGGCGAGTTTGGTGAAGACGACATCTACGTCTACTGCCAGGAGCACTTCGCTGACTGGCTCCGCGTGATCCGCGTCCTGAGCCTAGAGCAGCAAGAGTTGCTTCTCAGCTACTATCTCCTGGGGAAAACTCAGATCGTGCTCTCTAAACTCCTCCAAGCCACGCAGACGGTGTGTTCCTTCCGTATCCGCATGGCCGTCAAACTGGCTGGGACGTACCTGATGATGGGTGGTGCTCCGACTCAAGAACAGATGCGCGTGATTCTCAGCAAAGCCGGGTTGGAGCACAGCCTCGAAGGAGTATCCCTTTCCGAAGCCATCTCCATGTACGCAGAGTGTCGCTCCTTCCAGCGAATTGCCAACGTATACCATCTGCACCGCCCGGACAGCCGCCGCGCTATGAGCCGAGCAGCCCAGTTCCTTCTGGGTGGTGACCATGCCCACAAGGAAATCGACGTCAACCAGACGACTCCCGAGCAACTTGCAATAGGAGCGTATATCTTCAACCTCATAGACAAATCGAACCCGACCGGGCAAGGCAAGAGTGAACGCCAAAAAGCGAAGACGGCCCGCTGTGTGGTCCGGGTTGACCCGCCGTGTACCGGAGAATTTCGTGTTGCCGTGAATGACCCTGGCTGGGATTCCATATTCGTCAGCCGGGCGAATCGATAGGTTACGGGACGAATGCCCAGCACGTGGCGAATGAAAGGCGAATAATAGTATAATGCAAGAGACATGGCAGCACCATCGAGTTCGCAACCTAAACAACACCACTACGTCCAGCGTGCTTATCTAGAGGGCTTCGTTGATCCGGAATACGAAAGGCGAGGCGAATCATACCTCTGGGCTTATTTACCGAAGAAGTCCCCCTTCCGGCAAGCCAGATCGAATTGCAAAACGGAACTATTACTATTGCTTTGATCGCGAGAGCGAGCGGAACTTCGCCTACGAAGACGTACTGCAGAAGCTCGAAGGCATCTCAGTTCCCGTACTGAGGAAGTTTCGTGGTCGGGATTTCAATATCGACCCAGAGGAACGGCTCACCTTTGCTGGATATGTCGCCCTTTCCTACACGAGAGTTCCCACATTTGAAAGCCTAGTGAACAGGTTCGCATTGCTCGATATGGCTTTCAGAGTCGAGGAATTCGCCTCCGATCCTGAGAAGCTAAAGATGCTAGCGCGGGAGGAGAGTCAAAGCACCGGGAAAGAGGTGACCCCCGAAGAAATGCGGAGTCGACTAACCGGCGGAAGCTGTTTTCTGACACAGACAAACCGAGGATGGTCTCTAGAACGTTGCGGGACCCACGTCACGGATGACGTAGTGCTCGAAGTTCCCGAACAGAACCGAGTTGGCGGATGCGCCAATCGTGTCCAAGTCCTGGTTCCACTGGTAGCCGTAGCCGTAGATCGTATCCGGCTCGTCTTCCGAGACCGATACGTTCCACAGAGGACGACCGAAGCCGTCTTTCTGCTTGCGGAAAGTGTCCAGCGTGCTCTGGTGTGCCATGAACTTGGCGTCAGGACGGTAGGCCGGATCGACCTTCGTGATGAGAGCGTCCAAGTCTGTGATCAAGTCCACCGAGTTGATGGTGGTTGAACCAGGGTTGTTGGTGGCGTTCGCGCCAACTGCGGTCACGATCTGTGAGCCGGAGTTGTAGGCTACGATAGCCGGGACGATACCCTTGGGCTGGCCGGAGCCGGTACCCTTGGTGTAGCCGTTGTTGGTGCGGCGACCCAGACGGATGGCCATTGCGGTGCTCAGCAAGGACTGTACGTCGAACGCCGAATCCTGCAGCAGCTGGACGGATACCAGGACCTGCTTCGATGACGCCACGTTCGCGGTGAACGAGATGCGACCGAAAGCCGGGTTGACCTGACCGACGCCAGCAGCCTCTGCAAGCCACTCACCAGTGTTGGACGTGTCGTCCATAGTGGGCCACTGCAGTGGGTTGCCGCTGGAGGTGCTGATGATGCGGCAGACATTGCGCATTCCGCCGTACTGCTTCAACTTGATTTCCAGTTCCTTCTGGAAGCCTACGGGAACGACGAACTCGCCGTCTCCGCCGCCAACCGCTGACTCTAGACCAGCATAGGTACGGACTTCCTCAAGGTTCTGATCGGGACGACCAGAGCGGACGAAGTTGTCGAACGACTTGTTGTACTCGGCAGATGCGCGCTTTTCCTGCATGCGCTCCTGGGGAGTCTTGGCAGCGTTCGTGCGAATTTCGGTTGTGGGCTGAGCGGTCTCTCTGTGACCGTTCTTGGATTCGCGCATCTCGCCTGCGAGCTTCTCGCTGGCTTCGATGGCATTGATCTGGGTTTCCAGGGACTTCTGCTCTGCGTCCAGGGTCTTCCAGCGTGCTTCTGCTTCGCCAGCGAAAGTCGTCTTCTCGGTCAGGTCAAACATCTCCTGGGCGAGAGCCGCACGCTTCTGGCGTAATTCGATAGATTTCTGAGACATGGTGATACTCCTGTGTTGGTTTTCACGGGAGCCGGAACCGCGCCTTGCGGTGCCTCTACTCGTCTCGTTCGCGAGTCGTCTTGCTCTCCTGGAGCCAGCCCCATCGGGCGACGTCACGAAACGACTGATGGCCTGTTGGCCGTCAACTCAGTACTGCGTAGTTGGAAAACTTGCGGACAAAAAGAAACCCGGCTGCGAAGCCGGGTTCGTTCGCCATGGTATGAACTTATAGTGTCTGTGAAATCTCGATCAGCCGAGTCTTAGCCTTGGCGATCTGGCGTGCGTTGTCTGCAGCAACCTTCTTCTTGCGCTCCGCTTCGCAGTTAGGATCGTCACACTCTGCATCGGTGCAGTCAGGACAGTTGCCGTCTTTGCATTCTTGGCAGGCACATTCGCAGTCCGCATTGCGCTTCTTCAACGCATCACGAACTTCCGCCACGCTGCGGGCTTCGCAGCTGGTCGTCTCGTATGCCGGGTAGGTTACCGGGCTGACATCGAACAGGTCAGCATCCTTGATCACGCGAACAACTTGGTCTTCACCGTAGTTGACTTCCTCTTCGCGAACGATGAAACCGAAGGAGCACTGGTCAACGTCGCCACGCAGGATCATGGCGCGAACATCGCGACCCATCTGTGTGTCGGGCAGGTCGCAGGTGAAGTGGAGTCCGGTGTTGTCTTCGTCCAAAGCGAGCGTGCCGCTCTTGGTGCGACCCAGGACGTGGTCCGGCTGGTGATTGAACAGGCAGCGGACGTCCTGCTTCTCCGCGATGGCGCGTTTGAACGCGCCGGGTGCGATGCTCTCGCGGACATAGCCGAGGTCTGTCTCGGTGTTGAAGACAGCCGCGTATCCTTCGATCTGCGGTTTGTCATCCTTCGCAGCGCGAAGTTCGGTCTTCATTACGCGGTACTCAACTCGTGTCTTGGTGCTCATGGTTATGACTCCTTTAGTTGTTCGTCTGGTTCAGGCTCGATCTTCTCTTCCAGGTACTTGATGGCTCGGGTTAGCTCGTCCTTTGCCTGCTGATCCGCACTCTCTAGCTTCCAATCCTTTGCACGGATTGGCATTGCGCTAATGTAGTCGCGAATGAATTGCGTCTTTGCAGAGGACAGAGCGATTGCTCCCGGCTCCGCATCCGGATTGAAGCTAAGGGCCGATGCGATGCCGACGAACACAGGTGCAAATGTCCGCTGGAAATCATCCTCGTTCGCCTTCTTGCGAGCCAGAATGCGGCCGAAAGCATCACGGAACGCGGGGAAAGACGTCACAAAGTAGTGACGAACGCTCTTATTCTCCTCGCCAGGTGCTGGTGATGCATTGCCGCCGATGCCTCCGCCTGCTGGAGCCGGTGGCGCGGGTGGCTCGTCGGTGACGACCGTCATGTTAACGGGCATCATCAACTTGTCCGCCGGATTCTTGCTGTCCAACTGCGTCTGTTCGTATGGGTTCAGCTTGAGAGCCTTACGTCCTTCCTGAATTGTCATCAGGCCGGAGTAGCGGGCCATCTGCAGACCCTTGATCATCGTGGCGTAATCGGCACGCTCTAACTCGGTCGTGTCGAACTTTGCGAAGTATTTGCCGGCTGACCGTCCGAGTGTCGGAAAGAGCTTGCTGTTGATAGCCTGCTCCCACTTGTTGAGCCAAGGCTTCAGCGTGAAGGTTAGGAACTCCAGAGCCTTCTGCTCCATGTTGGCCTTGTCCGTATCATTGCCGCCAATCATGTGCTCGGGGACGCCGAAGATAGCCGCGATCTGCGACCGGTTCAACTCACGAGTCGTAATCAGCGTTGCTTCGCTCGGATCAATCGCCGTCTTTTCCCAAGACCAGCCACCCTCAAGGACGGCCATCTTGTGCTTGTTTGCGCCGCGTCCGTGGGCATCGAGCCAGGTGCGAACTGTGTCTAGCTTCTGCTGTGGCGTGAGATTACCGGGTGCCTTGAGTAATCCGCCCGGCTGTGCGCCGTTGGCGAAGAACTGGCTGCTGTAAGACTGGGCCGCAATGTCGTTACCCAAAACTTCGCGAGCGTAATACTTGATCGGCGACAGACCGAGCACAGAGTCGATGCCGAGACCTTTGACGTGAATCATCTCGTCGGCGGTCACTACGCGCTCTGCGCCGTTCGGGTTGTCGTGTGTCTTGTAGATCAGTTCGCCTACCGCGTTCCGGTAGGGGAATGTGCTGAATGGCGAGCGGAGATACAAACCAAGAACGTCACCACCGTTGCTCCAGTCAATCTCGATGTAGCAGTTGCCGGTCATCAGGCAGTGGGACTGACCCGCCTGACGTTGATCGGCAGAGCAAGTCTCGGGGTTCGGCTGCAAACTTAGGATGTTGTTGAGAGGATGATTGAGTGCGAGACGGGAGCCGCCGTCCGCCAGTCGCTCGTAGACGTTCAAGGGCAGCGTACCCACGGCGTCGGAAATTACACGAACACAGGAGAAGTATGCTGCGATCTGCAGAGCCGACATCTCATTGACGATGGCTCCCGACTCGCTGGGAGGCAGACCGAATACACCAAAGAAGTCTTGCGGGAAACTGACGATTGAGCCAACAGCGTCACGGAACTCAGCCCAGATGGATGTCGCCATTCTT